GTCTAAAGCGTCAGATGAGGATGGGATGATAATATGGCAAAGACGAAAAAAAGTAAAAAGCCGACTGGCCTTTCCATCACAAGAAACGGGATGGTCTTCACATTTAAATGGAAAAAAGGGGAAACATATGGAGATGGTCAGCAGCTTCAATATAAGATCGGTTCTGGAAATAAAGCAAAATGGAAGGGCCTAAGCATTGGAAGTACAACAACGAGTAAAGCAGTATCTCTTTCGGCAGGGGACTATTACCCTGCATCTGGAAAGAAGACTCTTTCATATATAAGTTTCAGAGTTCGCGGAAATAAAGATAAAGCAAAGAAGGATAACTTTGGATGGAGTTCCTGGGCGTCTAAGACATTCGATATAAAGGTTCCAAGAGAAGCAGCATCTCTTTCATTTTCTCTTAGTGAAGACTATAGCAACGTAGGTACATTTGCATGGGAAGTTACTACAGCAAGCAGTGATACGCCGGTATTTACTAATACCGAATATCAATCAATTCTTACAGAAAGCAGTGAAACTGATGGAGCAAAACTCACGTGGAATTCTGCACAGGCAGGATGGCTTACGGGAACAGGCGTAGCATCAGGATCAAGCACGATCACTGAAGATACAGCGGTAATCGCAGTTGGATCGCATACCAGATGGCTTCGCGTAAGATCACGTGGGCCTCAAGGAGCTAGTGGCTGGTCATATGCAAAACATGTTTACTCTGCGTCAAGCGTTGCATCAATAGTAAGTGCTTCTGCTGAGAAAAATAGTGAGGGCGGCCTAAGTGTTATAGCAGAGTGGGACGCGCCGAGTGATTCAAGGACGCCTATTGATAAAACGACTGTGCAATGGACAATATCAACACCGGCAGCGGGCCTTTCATGTTCAGATGATGCAAGCTGGACGGATGCTAATACTTCAAAGGATACCAGCGGGAATGATATGGCCAGGTTCTCTATAGATCAGCTAGTTGGAATTGATACGTGCCTTTTTGTGCGTGTTAATACAGAGCATGACAGTCAGGTGACATATGGGACTCCTGCTTTTGTTATGGCAGGAATGCTGAAGTCACCGACATTTACAAGTGTGGAGGTAGATACCGAGACAAACAAGGCGACGATCACCGCTACTAATAATTCCGAGGTTCCGGATAGCAATCTTGCGGTCATGTTTAGATCATCATCAGACCCATCAATTGCATATACGCTTGGGATAATCAAAAAAGGCGAGACGGTCTTAACAGTTCAGTGCCCGGTGCTATCCTCAGATATAACATACAGCTTTGGCATATATGCATTTCAGGGTAGCTATGAAAGTGTGACACTTCCGGGAGGCGTGATCACATATATTGTTAATGCAAATGCAAAAAGTGATGAAGCATGGAACGGTGGAAATGTGCCAATGGCGCCTTCAAATGTTATGGCTGTGCCTTCAGAAACAGAAGGAACAATCTGCGTAACATGGGACTGGACATGGGAAGCGGCAGACGGTGCAACAATAAGCTGGGCCAATCACGAAGATGCATGGGAATCAACATCAGAGCCTAGCACTTATACTATCAGTCAGCTTCATGCCAGCAAATGGAATATATCAGGACTTGATACGGGTGTGACATGGTATGTCCGCGTTCGTCTTAATTCAGGAAACGGGGATAATGCAACGTCAGGACCTTGGAGCGAGATTGTGTCTGTTAGCCTTTCATCAGCCCCAAGTATACCTGTTCTTACTTTGTCAGAGAGTGTTGTTACAGAAGACGGAAGCATAACAGCATCGTGGGTATATACAGGAAGCGACGGAACGAGCCAGGCATATAGCGAGATCTGTGAAGCAACAATTGATGCAAATGGAATAACATACGGAAATGTAATAGCTCATACAAAGACATCCAAGAGCATAACAATATCTGTGAAAGAAATGGGATGGACATCTGGTACGACACATTACCTATGCGTCAGAGTTACGTCTGCTTCAGGAAAGACATCGGATGGATGGAGCCCGGTGGCATCACTTACAGTTGCGAAGCCCCTTATAGCATCAATAACAAAATCAAGTCTTGAGGAAATAACAGTTACAGATGATGAAGGAATAACAAGGAAAGTCATGTCGCTTACGGTCCTTCCGTTTTCAGCCACTATAACTGGAGCCGGCATAGGAGGAACGACAATCCTAGCAATAGAAAGAGCGCAGGATTATCACATGGAGCGCCCGGACGAATCAGAAAGAGATGGATTTAAAGGTGAAACTGTAGTTCTTACAGAAGTTAGCGGAGAAGGAGAAATATCTGTAATTGCGGACGAGCTCATAGGATCACTAGATGATGGGGCGGCGTATACACTTCTAGCTACAGTAAAAGATTCACTTGGTCAGGATGATACAGCATCACAGGAGTTTGAAGTTCACTGGAACCATCAGGCAGGGATGCCATCAGCAGTCGCAGCAGCAGATAAAGAAACGTTAAGCGTTACTATAACGCCAGGAGCACCAGATACATTTGAAGAAGGCGATGTTTGTGATATTTACAGACTCTCTTCCGATGCTCCGGAGATTATTATTTCTGGCGGCGTATTTGGAACATCCTATGTGGATCCATATCCCGCATTTGGCGATTCTTGTGGGCATCGGATAGTTTTAAGAACAGCAAACGATGACTATATAACTTCGGATAATATCCCGGCTTGGGTTGATACGGATGATGAATCAGGTGACGTCCTTTATGTCAAAAGCATCGTTATAGATTTTGACGGGGAACGCATTAATCTCCCATATAACGTAAAACTTGATAACTCATGGGATAAGGATTTTGAAAGAACTAGGTATCTTGGTGGGAGCATTGAAGGTGACTGGAATGCGGGCGTGACTCGCGATCTTTCCGCATCTACAGATAGCATATTAACACGTGATGCGCAGGTGATAAGGAAGATGAGAGCGTTGTCAGTTTTTCCGGGGATATGCCACGTAAGGACGCCAGATGGAAGCAGCTTTGCAGCAGATATTGAGGTTTCGGAAGGACGGGAATACAACTCGCCTGTAGTTAGTTTCTCACTTGATATAAAGAGAGTTGAATCGGAAGATTTTGATGGTATGAGCCTTGAGGAATGGAATGCCATGCAGAAAACGGAGGAGGCATAAATGATATGGAGTAACGGTTTTTCGGCCAGATATGAAATAAGCATAGTCGATCCTGTTTCATGGCGTGATATTTCATTCCTAGATATGACCGGCGGGAGCATCGATAAAACAATAGACAATCTTATGGAGTCAGCTGATATAGATATGACAAAGATTCCTGGTGATGGTGAGGTTTGGATAAGAATCTGGCTTGACGCAAGGCAGGAGGGCAGCGAACCTATGCATGTTCCTCTATTTACAGGTCTTACTACGGCGCCGGAACGCAGTATAAACGGAGCCCGCGAGTCATATTCAGTTGAGTGCTTCTCGGTTCTAAAACCGGCTTCAGATATTTTGATGCAGCGAGGCTGGTATGCTCCAGAGGGAATAAATGGTGCAGTTCTCGCATCCAGCCTTCTTAAATCAGGACCTGCGCCTGTGACATATGGAGAAAACTCGTCTCTTCTTTCACAGTCAATTATTGCTGAAGATAATGAAACGAACCTTTCAATGGCCGAAAAAATAATATCAGCAATAGGCTGGAGAATAAGGGTAAGCGGGGATGGAAGGATAGACATAATGCCAAAGGAAGGCGTGGCGCGCGCAGTGTTTGATGCAACCAGAAATGACAGCCTGCAGATGCAGGTAACAGATACTTCGGATTGGTATTCATGTCCTAACATTTTTAGGGCAGTTATGGAGGATAGTATTGCTGTCGCTAGGGATGATGATCCAGAAAGCAGGTTCTCTGTACCAGCAAGAGGAAGAGAGATCTGGATGGAAGAAACAGACTGTGATCTTAACTCTGGAGAAACACTGGCGGGTTATGCCAAGAGAAGACTTAAGGAAGAACAGTCTCCAGGAAGAAAGATATCATACGACAGAAGGTTTGATCCTTCCGTTACTGCAGGAGATCTTGTTCGGATCCATTATCCAGACAATATGATAGACGGCCTATTTAGGATAAGCACCCAGAGCATCAGTCTTGGATTTGGTGCAAAGGTAACGGAGGAGGTGACAGCAGTATGACTGTGAAAAACTTGAAAGTGAAAAAAGATTTTATTACAGCAATGAAAAGTACAAATACCGGTACCGATCCATATGATACTGTCGCAACGGTAAAACGTGTGGAAGGCAGCACAGCTTGGGTTCATATTCCGGGGGGAATTGACGAAACGCCGGTATCTCTTTCTATTGATGCCGCTGCAGGTGACTTAGTAAGAGTGAGAGTAGCAGGAGGAAATGCGTGGATTACGGGTAATAACAGTGCTCCACCTACAGATGATACTGAGGCAATAGCCGCAAAGGTGAATGCTGCAGTTGCAAAAGCTGAAGCAGATAATGCTAAGAAAACGGCAGATGATGCTGGAAGTACTGCAACGAGCGCGGCTGCTTCTTCTGCTAAAGCGGGAGCCATTGCGTCTGCCGCTTCATCATCTGCGTCACAGGCTGCAGCAAGTGCAGTAAATGCCTTAAATACAGCGAACACAACAAATATAAAATTGAATACTCTTATTAGGAATAC